CTGTGTTGGCTTCCCCATCATCTCCATGCGCATCATCAAATACTACAACACCACCAGTCTTAGTCTGCCCATAGATTACTTGGTGGTGTAGTGCTGCACCTCTACGATTGACGTTATAGCCACCGAACTTAGGCTCACCACCGTTCATAGCACTGGACAAGGCATCTGCTGTGGCTTGCTTGGCCATATAGCTACTGGCAAACCCACCAACAAAGCCGATGCCACCAAGAGCCAAGGCTGCCGGGATGTTGCCAGTCAGAAGGTGGGGTATGGCACCAGCAGCACCACCAATGAGACCTCCTACAAGGCTCTGACCCATATCAGTCTCCTATATATTTAGAGTAGATGCGTTCAACTAAGTTAAACTTTAGGAACTGCATCAGATTATCGAAAGGCTTATGAACCTTCGTATTAATAGCCAAGACTGAGACGCCATCTTCTTTGAGACACTTCTCTGCGAACTGGATCAACTTAATGCCAGTGCGACCTTTCCTGTAGTCGGGGTGTAGGAAAACGATGTCATTGGAAGCAAAGAGGTGGTCCTTGTAGTGGAGGTTCCGTTGAACAACTACAACAAAGTAACCCACCAACTTATCACCTTCTCTGGCTGTAAAAGCCTTGAGCATTCCCTTTTGCTCTAGGTCGTGGTAGGCATCCCAGTCTGGGTTTAGTTTAATCTTGTCTTTGTTAAGGGCTATGTCTTCCCAATGCTTTTGTATCAGTGGTCGGATGTCGTCCTTAACTGTAGCTAAGAACTCTTGTTGATACTTCATTCAGGGATAGCCCCCCATATGATCTTCTTGGTCTGTAGTCCTGCTACAAAATCTAAGCCCTTGTCCCCGGTGTGTGCCTCTTTCTGATAAGCAGAAGTGTAGCGAGTGCCAGCAGGACGCTCTAAGGCTACCAGCTTGTTCTCTACAGTCAGAGTGATAGTGCTGGTGTCTGGGCCTTCGTCAATGTTCATCTGGTCCATATAGCCAGAGAATATCTGGATGTAGTCGGTAGGGTCGTCCATCACACCAAAGTAAATCTTACACTCTCGCCCTTGGTATGGTGTAGCAAGAGCCTTAACGAACAAAGACCCACTGGCATTATCAATACCACTGAGGGAAATAGTAGCCCCCCTAGCGGAAATATCCCCGGTCTCTTCGATAGGCTCGATCTGTAAGAACTCCCCTGCACCAGCATAAGCCTTACTGTCAATGGTCCGAGTGCCGATACCATTCCAGAGATACACTTCGTTAGGAGAATCAAACAGAAGATCAATAGCAAAGAACGGCTGAATAACATCAGCCGCCAATGCCGTAGTGATTGTCGAGTTTAGTGATCTGCTCATTTGAGGGCAGTCTTAGCCGTTACTCGACCGTAGACAGCCATTGCACCACCACCCAAGGTAATACCCTGCATGATAAGCTCTACAATCGTACCCTGAATCTCAGGGGTTAGCGGGATACCAGTGGTCGTCAAAGCTGAAGATAGGAGCATAACAACTACACCCCATACAGTCTTCGACATCCACCATTGTTTTTGGTCTAACATAATAGTTCTCCTTATAACCAAGTTCTGTGAGGGGTAGCAGGTTCTACACCAAAGTCAGTGTTGATAGCTTCAGCCTCTGCCCTCATGTAATCACCAAGTATCCGCAGGTTGACATGCCAGCCGGGAACTGGGGCTATCTCGGGGTACTCCATGCCTTCGTCGTCTGTCAGCATGACACCTGTGGCCTCGTGGATCACCCCGATGATGTCGATGGAGTGACCCTTGCTGTGCTTGACAAGGTAGGGGTCGCCGTCAGGTGTCTCGACGGTTTCCCCAGTCTCTTCGTCAACAGACGTGATGACGGGCTGGTGGTAGAAGGGCTGGAGTGCCGTAGCTGCTGCCGATTCGTCGGTGAAGGCGTAGTAGAAGTCATTCTTCTTAACGTACTCGGTCATTAGCTAGATGCCTCCTCGATGCCGGTTTCGCCGATGTCTTCGTTCCACTGCCGGAACTGCCTAATCGTGCCCATGTATTTGACGCCAAATTCGAGGCTTTCGTTCGAGAGATCCGCAAGAGTAACTTTGTCTGTCGGTGTTGCAGTAAACGAGTTGGCAGTGCCTTCATTGGCACCCTGTACGCCTGCGGTGCTATGCCGGGCAGACACGTTGTATGGCACGAGTACGCCGGGGGCAAAATCTTGGCCCCCCCCTAAAGAGCTTATCCGAACGCCACTGACCCCATTCTGAGCGCTTGAGCGCTGCTCGGCGATAGGCTGACCAGTTCTGGAACCGGACGTAGAGATACCGTGTAGAATGTAGTTGGTGAGACTCTGACTTATACTAAAGAATTGATGGTCTCCACCGCTGATGTTTGCTCCTGTGCCGTTGTCAGTATAAGTCATCCGACCTTCCATGGCGAAGGACATACCAGAGCTGTTCCACCCGAACTCCGCAGGTGGCACGTCGAGTGTCTGGGCGGCACGAGAGCCTTGAGTTGTTGCGTTCGACGGCATGTAACTGGACGGGGTGGAGCCAACTTCGAGTTGTGCGTTGCTTACAGTGCCAGAGACTGTCAGCGTTAGCGTGCCTGCCGTCGGTGTAAAGGTGAGGTTGACACGGTTGTTCTCACCCGTCCCCGTACCGACCAATGGCCCGTCAGTGGATACACCTGAAAGCGTCACCGTGCCTGTGCCGGTGAAACTCAGCGTGTGTGGCACAGCCGTCACTGTTGCGGACTGCGTTGAAAGTGTTGCGGTGCTAAGGAGTAGGTTCGTCCGAGCCTCACTCTCCAAGAGCAGCCCCTCGTTCACCCAAGCGGAAGTGGTCGTATCGTACACGTGATGACCCACCCGAGGCAGGTACTCAGCCGAGCCGTTGGTGGGGACGTAGGTTTCGAAGCCGGTTGCAGCACCGGGTACAGGAGCCATGCCGCCAAGGTCGGAGCGGTAGACGTGTGCGCCCCATACGGACACAACGTCGGCACTGTTTGACCGGTTAATGATACGAACCCGGCCCGTCGTTGGATTGTCGTTCGATATTGTTTCGAGCTGCCAACTGCCTGTAAACGTGATTTCGTTTTCTGCCGCACCGTTGGTGTCTAGCTCCAGTTCGATTGTTTCTCCCGCAGTACCCTTTAGCCAGATGGCAAAAGTACACTTGAAATTCCTAGCCGCTATGAAAACCTCAGAGAGACGACTGTTTGTGCCGACCGAGAACCCCGAATAAGTGGAGGCGGTGAACCCGCCTAATGGGTCTGTCGCCGTTGAGCTGTCTAGTGTAACACCAACGTTGCCAGACCACTGCTCGAAATCCTCGCTGTAATCCACCAAATTATGCGGCGCCCAGACGAGGTTGCCCGAGGAGTCGACCATCGTGCTGTTGCTGGTGGCCGCATAGGTAAGCTTGGGGCTGGACCCCAAAAACGCAGCATCATACGAGCTGGCGGTATCGGCTAGACGGTAGGAGTTCGACGCAAAGTCCAGATCAAGATAGGCATCAGGCAAAGGTGTAAGAGACGATGTAGCCATTAGCAACATCTGCATCATGGTCATTAGGAGATACCCCCACCCGAGACAACGAACTCATCTGCACCAGCAGAGTCTACAACACAAAGAATTGTGCATATACCGTACTGTGCCAGAGTAATGTTTCCTGTTGTGGCGGTGCCTGCTGTACGCAATGTCGCACCAGTACCCTGAGTAATAGTCTGGTCGGAGCCAGAGTTATTGTAGATACTTACTGCGTCACCTACTTCAAACACGTCAGTGTCTACGGTAACACCTCCTGTGGTGATTGAGATATGTTTACCAGAATCTGCTGCCACCAAGGTATGAGCACTGGTATGTGCAGAAGGCAGAATCTTAGTGAGAGCAAGGGTGCCGGAGTCAGATGGCAGAGTTGCAGTCACGTTTGTAGAGAAGTCTGCGTGAGCAGGGGCCTGAAGTGCAGCATAGTGTGCGTTAGCAGACTCGCAGTATAGCCTTACTTCCGACTGAGAGCCATCGTTCTTTAGGTCAATAACGCCAGTAGAGAGTTGGATACGGTCGTTGCCACCAAAGGCAATATCAATCTGGTCATCTGTGGCAGCAGTAATAGTAGTATCTGCATCTGCGTCAAGGGTCAGAGCAGCACCATTAAGGTCTACTGCGGCTGTAACAGTACCAAAAGATACGTTGTCTGTTGTTCCCACAGCCTGACCGATAGCAACTTGACCGCTACTGACACTAACACCAGTGCCACCTGTTATCAGACCTTGTACCTCTGCATCGGTTCTCTCAGTAAAGCTAAAGGCGCCTGTAGTGCTGTTGTAGCTCAAATCACCAGTGGCACTCACTCGGCTACGAACTTCAGAGTTAAGATCGCTAGTAACAGCTTTATTGCTGCCGTTACCAATAAAGATGTCACCGTCATCAAGGTTAGGAGTGGCGTTAGTACGACCAGCACCACCAACCTTAATGGTCATATTGGTAGTAGGGGTCGCTCGCTCAATCTTACCTATGTTTTGTATCAGGTTAGTTTCACCAGTAGGGGCTACATTCGTCAGCTTACCAGCTTCACTAGAGCTTACATACACGGTATCCCCGAGTGAGAAAGTGATCCCAGTCTCACCATAGTCTGCTA